CGAGTGCTTTGAGTGCTTTTTGTGTTTCTCGAAGTCCGTCGATTTGTGCTTTGCCTTGACGGTCGGAGTCTATTCTGTAGCCGAAACTGCCTGAGCTAGGAGTTGCCATGCGTCAATAGGTTCCTTCCAATAGTCTTCCGGTATTGCCATATTTATCATCGCTTCGAGTATTCCTGGCGGTGTTGCCAGGAGTTCTCTCGGCGATATGTGTGTTCGTATTGCGAGAAGCGCGATCAACTCAGTCGTCGAGCGCGCTAGATAGGGTTTTCGTTTGTCTCGACTGCGATGTCGGCGAGTGTTTTGATCCATTCGTCGAAGGGTTTGACTTCGTTTCCTGAGTCACGTTCTGCGAGCCATGCGAGAAAATAGGCTTGCTCCTGTGGGAAGTCGTCTTGAAACGCTTTGCGATATGGGATTTTGTAGTGACGCTCGAAGGCGACTTCTGTTGCTGGCCAGACCGGAAAGGTTCCTTCTGAGCCGTCTTTGTGCTTGACGGTAAGTGAGATCATGGTTCTATGACGTCGTTTTCGCTATTGTGCCACCTTGAAAAGTGACGCTCATTTGGGCTAGGTCGCCGACTGATCCGTTCACCGGTTGTGTGCCGGCGAGGAATGCGTTGGAGATCGTGTAGGCAGGATTAGTCGTGCTGGTTGCGCCGGATGTGGCTTTGACGACGATGGTCGTTGTGCCGAGTCCGATCTGGCCGTCGAGTGTTGCGGCGACTTTGTTCGGTGAGACTGCGAAGTCCTGGTTAAACGTGATCGCGACAGAGTTATTTTGAAGACCAGCTGTAAAGAGGTGGCCGTTGCCTCCCATCGCATCGACTGGAATTGCGTCGACTGCGAAGTCGAGCGTGATAGACGAAACGTAGGATGACAAGTCCGTACCGGCGACCGTGACGTATGCGTCTTTGAGGATAAATATGGCCACTATGAGACCGCCTTTACGAGTGTTCCGCCTTGAAACGTGATGCTCATTTGTGCAAGATCACCGACGGCACCATTGACCGGTTGTGTAGCGGCGAGGAATGCGTTCGAGATGGTGTAGGTCGGGTTTGTTGCGCCTACTGCCGCCGATGTCGGTTTGATGACGACGGTGGTGGTTGTCCCGACTAGCGCGTCAAGTGTCGGGGCGACTGTTGAGGCGGCGAAGTCCTGGTTAAGGGTGACGGCGAGTGAGTTGTTTTGTAATCCACCGAGGAAGACGTGGCCGTTGGTTGAGGCCATCCCATCGGCGGCAACTGCGTCGACTGCGTAGTCGAGGGTAATAGATGAAACGTACGCGCTTAGGTTCACGCTATTAACGACGAGCGAGGCGTCTTTGAGTACGAAAACGGCCATGATGATTACTCCTTATCGGTTTTCTTTGTGGTGGTTTCTGCGAGATGACCAGCTTCTAAGAGTGCGTCAATGTTGCATCCTTGAAGCTCGTCGTCTGAGATGGTGTCGCCGGCGTTTTTGCCGTCGATGAGATCTGATAACACTTTGTAACTAGCCATAAACTTCTACCTCGTATCTGTAGGCGAGATATTCAATACTCGCGACGGTTATTGATATTGGGAGTGCGCGCGTGACGCGAACGGTGGAGACTGTGCCGTTGAGGGTTCCTGCTGGTGTGCCGCCTTCGAGGACTGTTTTGACGCTCGATGCGCCGGTGCCGGCAAGGTAGACGTCGAGCTTGTCTTGTGCGCTTCGGTCGCTCATTCGTGAGGCGATGAGCAAGACGTCAAAGGTGGCGAAGTCGAGGCCGCGTTGCATTGCTTCGTCCCATGTGAGTTCAAGGTTGCCGACGACGGCGGCTGGTACGTTGACGGTGTCGGGGATGAGGTCGTAGGTGCGTAGACCGGTGATGGTTGCGAGCCTGGTTTGTGCGGCGTCACGTACGGAGGAAATGGTGATGCTCATGCGATCGACTCTCGACGGTAGGCGCGTACCATTGCGGAGATGTCGCGGCCGAGTGGACTCATGCGGATCGCGCCGAGTTCTGATAAACCGAGGACTCCGCCGACGGAGTCTTTGCGTTTGTATAGGTCGGCGCCGAGAATGAGTGTTGCTTGTGCGATGTCGTCGGGGACGCTAGGCCATCCCCATTTGGCGGTGACTCTGATGCCTGGACGGAGGTTGAGAGGGTACGGGAAGAGTTGTGCGCCGACCATCGTTACGTTAGTCCAGGGGCGACCGAGGCTTGCGGAGTTGAGCGGCTCCATGAGATAGTCCGTGTTGATTGTGACGGCCGTTGAGAAGGTGCCTGAGCCGGCGGTGTCGAGTGCGATGACCAGACCGGAGAGTGTGCCGATGTCGTCAACGATGAGCGAGTAGGCGTCGGTTGTGCGATAGAAATGATCGCTTGTTGTGGCGTCTAGGTAGAAGTGTCGGTTCGCGATACGGTCGATGCTTCGTGAGGCGGACTCGACGATCTCTTCGAGCAGGGTGTCGTCGATGGAGTCGGTGATGCCGAGATAGTTTTTCATCGAGGCGAGCGTGACGTATCCGTTCGTTATCGCCATTAGTTCTTCTTCTTTGCGTCTACTTTTGCGGCCGCTGGTTTGATGATCGCTTTGATCTTGCGTGGTTGTGCTTTGTTTGCGATCTTCTGTTCGAAGGAGTCATCCTCGGCCGGCACATTCGAGGACTTTTTGAGCGTGGGCAAAAACTCCTCGCAACCGAGGACGACAAGCTGGTCGATGACTTGTTTCGCGCGATCGTCAAGGCCACGCCGACGATATTCGGCGAGTTCTTTTTTGAGTGCATCGACGATGAATTGTTTCATGGTGAGATCCCGAAACTCGGTCGACTGTGCGCGCCGACCGAGTTGGAGTGGGGGATTATTTACCAGTTGGCCGTGATGAGTCCGGTACCCGTTATGGCGCTGAAGGCCGATGGGTATTTACCAGCTGTGTAGGCGCTGAAGCCGAACACGACTGTCCTGATTGCGATATTACCGTCGGGCTGTTCGAACCTCACGTAAAGTGGTGTTCCGGAGTTGTCTTCGAAGATGTACGACTCATCGAAGTTTCCGACGATGACTGCGGTCTGGTTTGTTCCAGCTCCGAGGTCAGTCGGCATACTTGCATCGAGTACGACTGGAATACCGAGGATCTGGAAACCACCGAGGTCGTACGCTGGACGCTGGAAAGTACCGGCGGCGTTCTGTGGGTTTCCGAGAAGGCTCGTGAACTGTGGTCGGTTTGATCCGTCGAGTGCGCGCATCAAGCAACCAGCGAGGCTCGGATGCATGATGATATGCGTTGCGCTTCCGAAGAAGTTTGACGAGATGTCGGTAATTGCCTGGACGAGTTTTGGAAAAAACTCGGCGTAGGTCGGACTTGCATCGGTGTACGTGACGGCGTTGATGCCGCTCGTGTTCAAGATGCCGAGGTGTTCTCCGGATGATCCAGAACCATTCAAGGCGAGCGCGTCGACTTTGGTCTGGTATGAGCGAACGGCGTCTCCGAGGAGCTGCGTTTCGATACCGGTACCGCGAAGGACTGCTTGCTTTGAGAGGTCAAACATTGACGCGACGGTGTTCACGTTGATCGTGAGCAAAGTGTCGTCGGGGTTCGACTCTGTTGGCGCGCTGTTCTGCGATGCTTGTACGTACGAGGTGACGCCAGTTGTCAGGCGACCGATGTTGAGGGTCATTCCTTGCGCTGGTAGCGCGGCGTTGACTGAGACGTCAAGTGTTGGACGGCCGCCACGACGCAACGGTGCAAAACTGTCGACGAGATATTGTGGAACGACGAGGCCGGCGAAGTTGCTTGTCCCGACGTCGCGAGTGTCGAGTACTTCGCGCTGGTAACGGGCAATGCGTTCGCGTGCATCGTATGAACCACCGAACTCGGCGGCGATTGCGTCGGCGAGGAAGTCGTTTGCGGAGCGTGCGTGGTAGGTGGCTTCTTCCGAGGTGACTCGTGCGCCGCCGACTTTGCGTGTTTCGACTTGTGAGTCTACTTTTGCGGCGATTTCTGCGTTGGCAGAGTTGCGCATTTCGATCTCGGCGATCTGGTTGATGCGCTCGTCGAGTTTTTCGACTTCGAGTTTGAGCGCCTGGATGTTTGCGAGTTCGATTTCTGTGATGTCACGGTCTTCGGTTACTGCGCGTGTGAGGGTTGCGTCGATGAGATCGGTTTTTGATGTCCGGTTCTCTTGCAATTTTGAGAGAAAGGCGTTTGCCATTTTGGGTACTCCTGTGAAGATAGACGATTTTTGTGGGGTTTTCGTCCAGGTGTCTTCAACTTCGGAGCAGGTGTCGCGATGGCGAGGTGTGCTGTCCGTTCGTCGAGAGGTGTGGTCTCGTAGAGGGATTTTATCTCACGGCACGAAGATCGGCAAGGATCTTCTCAACTTCTTTTCGACGTTTTCCGTGAGTTTCTTTTTGTTCGGTTTCTTTGAGCTGTTGATCTTTGCCGGCGCGGTCTGCCATGTCGTCGTCTTCAACATCGTCGTCGTCGTCTTCCATGTCTTCCTCGGCGGCGTAGAGCGCGGCTATCTGGCGAAGGGCTTGTGTTTCGGTTCGGTGACATCCGACGACTTCTAGGTCGTCGTCTTTAACGACGGCGAAGCCTTGACATCCTGCGTTGTTGGACTCAATATGCCAGGGCATTATGCGTCCGGAAGTAGGCAGGTGACGACTTCGGTGCCGGTGGCTACTACTGCGTAGAGCTTTTCGCCGGCTGGAATTGTCAACGAGATCGCGCCGTCGTCTTTTTCAAAGATGAAACCGGTTGAGGAGGTGACATCGGATGCGCCGAGGTAGACGGTCGTGTTCGATATTGCGTGGACGACTGCTGTGCGGTGTGTGGTGTCGGAGTCGATGAGGAGGGTGGCGGTTGTGCCGACGGTGGTGCGCGTTGATCTCATCGGCCGAGGTCTTTCAACAACATCGCAACGGCGTCGCGGTTCGGTGTGGTTGACTCTTCGCGCAATGCGCTCACGGTGGCCATTTCGCCGTATGCGCCGAAGGTGACGAGGGAGACTTCTGCGAGGTGGGCTTTGATGCGCTCGACGACGCCAGATGCGAGCCGGTTGTCTTTGAGACTGAGGAAACCGATGGAGAGCTGGTCTAAGGCGCCGTCTCGAACAAGTTCTAGGACTTGATCTCCTCGGTCTGTTTTGCTCACGTAGAACTCGGCGTGGAGTCCGGCGGCGTCTTCGCGTAAGAGTGTTGCGCGTCCGATGGGGAGTGCCTGGTGATCGTGGCCGACGAGTAGTTTGACGCGGTGTGCGGCTCGTGTGACGGCCGCGAACGCGCCTGGTCGGAATACTTCGGTGAGTTGTGAGTTGATGCGTTGTTCTTTGTTGTACGGGACGGCGATCCCGACGATGGTGCGGCCATCGCCGGCGGCTCGGATTTCGAGGTCGCTGTCAAACTGTCGGGTCTCAGTCATTTTGTTCTCCTTATTCGACTTCGAGGATGCCGGCGTCGAGTTGGGTTTGTTCTAGTGGTTGTAGGTCTTCGAGTGTTCGTGCTTCGTCGGCGGTGAGGAAACCTCCGTCGATGCCGATTTTGTGTGCCTGGTATCGGGTGAGGGTGTCGGTGCGTAGGAAGGCGTCGACGTTGAACTTTGCGACTTGTCCGCGCGGCAGTAGATCCGAGAAGGCCTGTTCGAAACGGATCATCCAGGGGGCGAGCGAGAAGCGGAGGAGCTGCTGTTGTTCGTTTTCGATGTTGCTGTAAGTCCTTGACGAGTTCGGTGCGCCGAGGTAGTAGGCCGGTAGGCCGAGCATATTGGCGATCTCGGTGAGGTCGAAGGTGCGTGACTCGACGAGCTGTGCGTCGCCGGCGTTGTCGGAGATTGCTTCGAACTTTGTTGACTCGTTGAGGACTGCTGGTTCGCGTGAGCGGCCGCCGTAGTGGTTCATCCATTGTTGTTTTAGTAGTAGGGCTTCGGCGGCGTCGAGGTCGGGGTTTGACGAGTAGAGGATGCCGGAGGGTTGTCCGCCACCGGAGAAGTATCTTGCTGCGTACTCGTTGAGTGCGATGGCGGTGCCGAGGCCTTGTCGTTGTGCTTGTAGGAGTCCGACGCCGAAAACATCGCCTGGCATTGAGAAGCCTTTGACGTGCATGACTTCGGACTGGTCGAAGGATTGTCCGTCGATCTGGAAGCGTTTGCGGCCTTGCTCGATGCGGAGTTGTACGCGGTCGGGGGCGATGGGGTAGATCGTGTCGGGGTAACCAGTTGCCGAGGTTGCTCCGAGAATTGCGAAGTAGTTGCCGTGAATAATGGCGGCGGCGACGGCCGCCTGGATCGTTTCGATGCGTGTTTCTGGTGGGTTAGGTCGCGAAAGGATCGGCGGTGTCTCGATGCGTACACCGTTTCGGTAGTCTTGCAAAGGTAGGCCACCGATAGCGTTTGCGATCAAGTTGACGCCTCGCCATACTCCAGGTATAGAGAGCGCCGAGTGTTCATCGACGAAGGTGCCGGCGTCGGCGATTGTGCCGTATCGACTGATCCGTCCGTAGGAGTCGACTGATGCTCCAGATGGTGCGATGTATTTTTGTCTACTCAGTAGGTCGGCGAGCATTGTTGCTTCTTTCGATTGAGATCCCGATTGCGATTGTTAGCGCGCCGAGTACTCCGAGACCGAGGGGTGGGAATACTAGACCGAATGCCACACTCAAAACAATACATCCGAACACTTGTACGGTGGTAGCGATTTTTCCTAAAATATTTGGCTCCTTTGAATAGTTTTTTCTTGACGTTGTGTGGCGTGATGCCAGGCGAGAGTCGCCGCGAATAGGGGCGTGATGTCGACGGCCGGTGAGCTTCTTGACCAGAGCCACGACTGGCCGAGCATTCTTTTGACGACGCCGGCGGCGGCTTCGTCGAGTTTGTCGTGTGGTCGGATCTTGACTGAGCCGTCCAGAAGAGCGTCGTAGAAGAGTCCTACGGCGGCGGTGACGTCTTTTGTGCCGTATCGGATCACTTTGAGTCCGAGCGCCTCTAGCGGCTCCATGAGGCTTCCTGCTGGTGCGTACCCGTCGACGATGATTTCGGCGCGGTATTTTCTGGCGAGTTCTTTTGCGCGTGCTGGTATCCATGAGACGCCTTCACGCGCATCAACGATCTCGATATTTCCTGATCTGTCACATACTGCGATTGCGCCGGCAGAGCGGTCGAGTGCTACGTCGACGGCAAAAGAGAGTTCACCGGTCGGGGTGGTGTTCGGGATGTTGACTTTTGACCATTGCTTCATCGGTATAAGTCTTTCATCCGAGGTAGTGTTGTTGTTCAAGTAGGCGCGCCGAAACTCTCCGAGGGGCATTGTCTGGAAGGCGTGGCGGATGACTTCGGCGTCGATGGTGAGATTGAGTGCCGGCATACATTTATCCCACACCGTCTCGTCTTCGGGGTCGTCGTCGGGGTCGGCGCTCCATTCGAAATATGCGATCCCATTTTTGCGGCCGGCTTTGACTGCTTCGCGGCCTTGCTCGATCTTGCGGTTCAAGTAGGTCGAGCGTTGAGTGCCGGCGGTGGATACGACGATGAGCTGTGCGTCGCGTCTGGTGGCCATTGCTGGTAGTGCGGACTGTTCGCGGCGGTCGTCTTCGTCGGCGAAGGCTTCGTCGATGATGCAAAGGTCTACGACTTTTCCGTGCATTGCCGTCAAAGAGTTAGCCACCGTTTCAATGCGTGAGCCGTTTTTGAAGATGACTGCTTCGGCACCAGCTCCTCGATAGACGCGCGCGATTGACGCGGCGAGTGGCGTCCGCTCGATGAGTGGGACTTGATCGTCGATGAGTTTGCGTCGCGCATCCCATCCGGTTTGAGCGGTGTAGGCGATGCGTTGCGGTGTCGACCAGCGGAGCGCGCGGTGGATTTGCCAGGCGAGAGTCAAAGTTGTTTTTCCCGACTGGCGAGGGATCGTGATGCATATTTCGCGGTAGGCCGGAATGATGAGACCGGTCTTGCGGTCGACGATCATTTCGGTTCCCACATCGGCGACCATTCTTTGCCAGGGGAGAAGCGGTGTGCCGAGGAGCTGTGCGATAGCGGCGATCTCATGGCCGCGCGTCTTTCGGGTCTTAGTTCTTTTCGTTGCGTAGCGCGGCGTCGAATTGTTTCGCAAGATCGGCGAGGCCATCGTTTTCATTTTGTGTACCAGATCGCAAAGTTGTTTCCGCCGCGCGATATTCCTTCCAGAGAGAAGCGTTCTCCGGATGCTCGTCGCACATACGCGCCAGATGACGCGCCGTTTCGACTAACGCGGAGTCGACAAGCTCCAGCCGACCGGCC